GACGCTGATCGTTTCCAACCTCGCGCCGGCAGAGCTTGGCTCAGCTATTGGCGACCGTTGCGTAGATCGCCTGCGCGAAGGTGGCGGCATTGTTGTCGCGTTTGATTGGGAATCCAGGCGGAGGCAGATCAAGTGAAGCCAACAACCGCCCAAGCAGCCACGGCAAACCAGCTCAAGGCACAAGGCTTTGCCATCCTAGAGCAAGACTGCAAGATCATAAGGATGGCCCGTGGTAACGATTACAGGATCGTCCAGCAGGACGGTACGCAGAAGCGTGCGTATGGAGCCATGCGTTGAATGACTTTCACGCAGACTGAAATCAACGTGAAAAAGTATCACCACGATGCTGAATCTGCGGTGCTACAGTCACCACATAGTCACTAACCAGAGAGGAACACCATGAAAACCTACACTCAAGACCAGCTGCAAAAAATCATCGCTAAGCATCAACTTTGGCTGAATGAAGAAGAATGCGGAGAACGCGCCAACCTGAGCTACGCCGACCTGCGCTCCGCCGACCTGAGCTACGCCGACCTGAGCTCCGCCAACCTGCGCTACGCCAGCGATATACTGTGTGTTGGCAACATGTCCAACATCAAGTCGGTACGGGCTGATATTTGGCCTGTTGCGTACACCCGCGACGAAATGCAGATTGGCTGCCAGCGCCATACACTCGTTGAATGGTGGGCATTTGGAGATGATGAAATCTCGCGCATGGATAGCCGCGCACTGGTTTGGTGGAAAGTCTGGAAGCCAATTCTGCAAGCCATGATTGCAGCTAGTCCTGCCGAGCCGACTGGTTACGTCGAGAAAGAAGGTGACGCTGAATGATCGCACTAGAACACGCACCTTGGGCCGCTGCTGGCATGTTTGCGATGCTGGCCGTGTGTTCGGTTGTAATCGTCTGGGCTTGGTCGGTGATCGAGCAGGAGTGGGAAATGGCCAAGCGGAAGGATGGCGGCGATGACTGACATGGTAGAGGTAAAGGTATCTGAGCTGATCGGTCCGGCGCTGGATTGGGCTGTAGGCTTGGCAGTAGCTGGCAAGCCGATAGCCTGCACCGGCAGCGTGCCGCGCTGGAAGTTCACGATGCTCGAAGCATCCGTGTGGCCAGGCGACATCGAGCTTGGCGACATCGAGCGATACCAGCCTTCCACCGTTTGGGGTGATGGCGGCCCACTGCTGGAAAAGCACTGCATCGAGATCAGCATCGGCGACGAGGAATACTGGGCGAACAGAACCTGCACCAGTCGCTATGATGACGAGCCGCGCCGATATGCGGGCGACACAATGCTGATCGCCGCCTGCCGCGCAATCGTTGCCGCCAAGTTCGGCGACACCGTATCCGTACCAAAGGAGCTAATGCCATGACCATAGCCATCATCCTTGGCCTTATATGCTCAGCATGCGCATTAGGAGGGGGTGTGGCCATGGCGTTGCTTAGGGCCGGCGCAGAGTACGATCAACAAATGGACATGAGTGCAGAGGATAAGAAAGATGAGTGACAAATACGCAGAGCTGCGGAGGCTGGCTGAGGCTTCATACGCAGAAGGCGACTGGTATGACTACAAAAGTGTAAGCGAATTTCCTGAATATCCAGTTGATAGAGGCTATGTAGTCAAGGCAGCACCTTCCACCATACTATCCCTTCTCGACGAATTGGAGGCGTGCAGGAAGGATGCGGAACGGTATCGAAAGATAAGAGAGTGCGGTGATAAATGGCACGAACTTGCCGTCTATGACTGGTCAGGCGCAATAGATCCTGACGAGCTGGATAATGCAGTAGACGCCATGCAGGAGCAAAAGCCATGAGTACTACAACTGAAATGACCTACGAAGAACTGCGTTGCGCGCTTGAGGTTGCGACCGAGAACCGGCGCATCCTGGCTCAGGCTGTGCTTGATTGGGACAAAGCAGAAGATGCCTTTGTCATCATGGAGAAAATGGATCGCATGCTGTCGCTTGCCGAGGAAATGGTTAAGTGAGCGAAGCTCCAAAGCCGCGCCACTGGTTCGCGCCCGGCGTAAACAGCCTTCGCGGTATCTTTGTCGCGGCATGGGCCTACGCTAACGATCTGGCGATTGGTCACGCTGTCGAACTGATCGTCAGGCCGGTGAAGTCGCGCCGGTCTATCATCGCAAACGCCAAGATGTGGGCTATGCTGGCCGACATTGCGCGCCAGGTTGAGTGGCCAGTTAACGGCGTGATGACCAGGCTAGACGCCGAGGACTGGAAGGCGCTTATCACCGCTGCGGCAAAGAACGAGATTCGGATGGCGCAGGGTATCAATGGCGGCGTGGTCATGCTCGGGGTCAGTACCCGCAAGATGACCGTGGAAGAAATGAGCAACGTAATCGAGCAGCTTTACGCATTCGGCGCCGAGCGTGGCGTTGTGTGGAGCGAGCGAGCTAAGCAGGAAATACCGGAGAGTTGGGAGGAGTGATGCGTAATCTTGAATGGTTTGACGGGTCGCCGGATAAGCTGGAGCCGGGGATGTTCTTTCAGCATAAAGACTACGAAGGTGGTTTCCTGATTGGGCATGGTGATGGTTTTGGCTGGCTGACAGACTTTAGCCGGATTGTCCGCTGGGCCTGGGTAATCAAGCCCCACGAACTAGAATGGGCTGCCGACATGGCAGGTAAGCACGCAAAGGGGAGGCCGGAGCAATGAGCATTACAGCGCCGGATATTCTGGACAAGGCAGCAAGCCATATGCGTGATCGCGCCAGCACCTACGACAGCGCAAAGGGTGAGCGCAGCATGGGTAAGGCTGTAACCATGTTCAACGCCTGCCACGGCACACAGCTAACCGAGGAACAGGGCTGGCACCTGATGGAGCTGGTCAAGCATGTTCGGTACTTTACGGCGCCCGACTACCACGCCGACAGCGTAGAGGATGGGGCTGCTTATGCGGCGCTTCGCGGTGAGGCTGGAGCGGCAAAGGCATATGAGCCAGCCTCAGAGATTGACGACGAAAGCGAGCGAATCCATGCAATCGGCCAAAACGGAAACACGGCAGAACACTATGCCGAGTAAGGCGCCAAAGCGTAAAAAGTGCAAAGTCTGTCGCGGTTCATTTGAGCCGCGCCACTCTCAGCATATCGTCTGCTCGGTCGAATGCCTTGGCGCGTACATGGAGAAGCGTAAGAATGCCAAGGAAGCAAAGCTAGCCAAGCTGGACAGGCAGCAGCACAGGGAGAGGAAGGAGAAGCTAAAGACGCTGGCGGATTACAAGCGCGAGGCTCAGGCGGCGGTTAACGCCTATGTGCGGCTGCGTGATGCGCATCTAGGCTGCGTTAGCTGCGACAAGCCTGCAACCTGGCAAGGGCAATGGCACGCATCGCATTTTCGTAGCGTAGGCTCGGCACCTCACTTGCGGTTCGACCTGCGCAACATTCACAAGGCTTGCAGCGTCTGCAATAACTGGCTTAGCGGCAACCTGCTGCACTACCGTCCCAAGCTGGTTGATCGCATTGGATTGGAAGCCGTAGAGGCGCTAGAAGCCGATCAGGAGCCGCGCCATTACAGCGTCGATGACTTGAAAGCCATAGCCAAGGAATACAGAGCCAAGACGCGCGAACTGAAACGAAAACTGGATGAATCAACAGGTTTGCAATAGGGAGGAATGTGCTAAAGTTTGGGTGTGGTGAATGCGGGAGCTAAACCCGCGCAGGGCCGAAAGACGTCGGAAGCGTTCGGGTAATCAGAGGGGCCTGCCGAACAGATGCCAGAGTGATGGACTGGCCGCCACAGATCAAAGTCAAGATCGACGGGTCTTGATGGCGTCTGACAGCCGGAAAGACGGCCCAATGTTGGCGTGCCTTCATTGGAGTGCATCTAGGGATAGCCAAGTACGTAAGGTGGCTCGCTACCCAATATGGATGCACTACCAATGCAGGTATAGAGCAGTGGTGATGCTCAAGGTATTCCCTATTGAAGGGTGATCCGTACCGGGTGCCACAAGCGATGAGAAACGATAAGACACCCAAGCCTGATTCACTCCAGGCCCTGCATTACTAACATCGGCATTCCGTGCGGCAGGCTGCGAGAATGTTGATTAGGCGATCTGGTGAACGCTCCCGGCGCACCTCTCCGCCGATGGCGATCCAGCGTCAAGCCTCCAGCCGGGGTGCCAGTTTCCCATCTTTCTGGCTTCCTTTACCGTGTGTGGCGGGCGCACATGGCGACAGAGCCCGCAACCTTTAAACCATGAGAGACGCAAGATGAGCAATCCGGTTTTCAACACCTACATGCAAGGCGCAATCGAATACAAGGCAGTAGGCCATGTGTCGATGCTGACTGTGTTTGGTGTTAGCGTGTACAAGCGCGTTGGTGACGTTAAGTGGCTGCTTGGTTTGGTGTGGGGTAAGTAATGGCCCTTACTCCCAAGCAAGAGAATTTCTGTCTGGCGTACCTTGAAACGGGTAACGCCAGCGAGGCTTATCGTCGTTCGTATGACGCTGAGAACATGACGCCGGAGTCAGTCAATCGCAAGGCAAAGGAACTGATTGACAACGGCAAGATTGCGGCACGGCTTTCGGAGCTGCGCGCGCCTGTAATTGCCAAGGCTCAACTGACCGTAGAAGACCTACTTGCCGAGCTTGAGGAAGCGCGCAAACTGGCCATTGATACCGAGACACCGGCACCAGCTGTATCGGCCACAATGGGCAAAGCAAAGCTGCTTGGCCTGGACAAACAAGTGGTAGACCACAACATCCGGGTAGTAGATGACGGCTCGCATGGATGGTGAACCTAGCTTTATTCCGCAAACACGTTAAAGACAACTCGCCGGCCTTTGTGCCGGCTTTTGTCGATCAGAGCCG